ATATACAGACCAGCGTGTATTCAAAGCACTCTGGCTTTTCTCTTTCGAGAGTTTTTAGATGTCTGAAACATCTAACGAAAGTGATGACAACAGACCACTTCGGGATGATCCTTGGGATCACGAAAGGGACGTCCTGTCCCTAAAGTCCTTTCCCGGGACTTCGATCCTCAGATGGGGATCAAAAGGGACACACCTGTGCAGGTGTGCCCAAAACAAACGACACCGGTCGTTTTTCACAGTGAACTTACAGTTCACCTCAAAGAACCTCCTCGGAGAGGAGGATTCACCCTTCCTCAACGTTTGTCACAACGCTGAGAACATCTGGGAGTGTAAACTCCCCCGCGAGATCACAGGTCTCGACAATCGGGTGGTCTTCGAAGACCTCCCATCAGTTAAGGTCGCTTTACGCACCTTAAAACGGGGTACCTACTGGTACTCACAACTTCTTAAGAAAAAGAAGTTCAAAGAAAGCCTTTTCCAAAGGCATATTGCCAGATTACTGGCAGGATATCAGAGCTGTGAAGGCCCTGAACCTTTTGGGACCGTAAAGGCCCAACCGGTCTCCTCCGCGGGAGTCCAAAGATTCCGTAGCCTTCTGGCCACGGTAGATGGTTTGCTGATGCAAACAACCCTGGCTTTCCCAGGTTCACCAATCTTCCAAGATTGGAAAAGGATCGACCAGATCCAACGTGGCGCAATCGCCAATATAATCGAAGATTATTTCAAAGATACGAGTCCAACTCGTATCACAACCTTTGAGAAGATCAAAGAAGTCCGCAAGGACATTAAAATGCATGGGTTTAACCCAGCAAGTAACGTTGGAAACGTTAGAGTTCCTAGAGAACTATCAGCACTCCGTGTGGCGTGCTCACTAATACGGGGAAAGACCCCGCTCAGTCACTATCAAGTGATGATTATGTCCCAAACCAGGGCATCGGGTGTTCCACCCAGGATAGTGTACGACCGTACACTAGAGAAGACGGTTAACGTCTTGAAGACTCCTGCGAGTCCAGAACTTTACAAGTTCATAGAGGCGCCCTTAAAGGATGCCACGGATCACTTTTACAGTGACCTACTAACTCGCCTTGGCGGCGAGGAAGAAAGACTGCGGTTTTTCGAAACCGTCGTTAAAGAGAGCAAGGTATCGCTCTCAGACTCTGGTGAATTCTTCACCAACACAAACTCCGGCGGAAAGCTGGAGGCAGCCAGAATAGTTCTGGAAACGAATCCTCATATAGAGGAAATAGACCTGCACACAGGTCAACCAACAGGTGTCATACTGACACCCGAGTCTCCCCACGGGGAGAGATTGTTCCACTGGGCCTGTGGAACCTTCCGAGACCGCACGGCGGTCTATAAGAGAAACTGCATGTCCTGCAGGATCTCGCTTGTTGCCGAACTAGGCAAGTACCGGACCATAACGGTCTCTACACTGCAACATGCTCTGCTGTTGCATCCTTTTTCCCACATGGGATTAAAGATACTAGAGGCAATGCCCTCTAGCGAAAGCGGCATCAAAGCCGCTAACCACTCTTGGAACTTCTTCAAGAGACTATCGCACAAGAACCCCAGTGCGAGTTTTATCTTCAACGAAGATATACAGACCAGCGTGTATTCTACAGACTGGTCAGATGCCACAAATTATTGTGACCCGCTCCTCGCCGGAGCTATGTTGAACCGATTGTCATCGGCTCTAGGTGTACCGAAATGGTACAGAGAAACAATGCTTTTTGCATTGACAGCACCTCGACAA